AAACCACAACAATTGTCTGCCGGTTTTGCAAGAGGTGTACAGTTAGGTTTAAAAATGTCACCTCAAGTGAAACGTATAGGTTGTGCTAACTTAAAAATGTTGGTTGAAGGCGACAAGATGGTCATCAATGACTTTGATGTCATTTCAGAATTGACCACATTTGTGCAAGACAAGAACTCATTTGCTGCTGAAGAAGGTTCAAATGATGACTTGGTGATGTGTTTGGTGACATTTGCTTGGGCCACAACACAAAAATATTTCAAAGAAATAGTAAGTCACGATATTCGTAAACAGTTCCAAGTGGAACATATGAACCAGATGGATGACGAAACTCTACCTGAGCCTATCATTGAGGATGGCATAGATAGAGGATTAGAATTGATTGATGGTGACTTATGGGATTCTACTCCTGGTGGAGATACCTACGGTAGTTTTATCCGAGATATGATGAAAAATCTATAAAAATAACGATTCATAAATATTCTTTATGGTATTCAACCACCAAACAAAATAATTTCTTAAGGAGAAAAATATGGCGATTCAAGTATCTCCAGGAGTAGCAGTATCTGAAGTTGATTTAACAACAATCGTACCTTCAGCACTATCTACCTCAGGCGCAATTGCAGGTTCGTTTGCATGGGGTCCAGTAAACAAGATTATCACAGTTACCAGTGAAACTGATATGGTTAATCGTTACACCCAACCAACAAACGATGCTAACACTTATCAAACATTCTTTACCGCAGCATCTTTCTTGGCTTACGGCAATCAATTACAAGTTGTTCGTGCAGCAAATAGTGCAACATATAACGCAACCGCAAACTCACAAGCAACACTTCAAGTTCAAAACAAAGATGTTTACCAAGCATCATACTTGAACCAAAACAATGCAAACATTGCTGGTCCATTCATTGCTCGTTATCCAGGTACACTAGGAAGTTCTCTTTCTGTTTCTGTTTGCGCTAACACTTCATTGTTCTCAACATGGCAATATAAGAGCCTATTCTCTGCTGCTCCAGGAACATCTGCTTATGCAAACACTGTTAACGGACAAAATGATGAGATGCACGTGGTTGTGGTTGATACTAAAGGTTTGTTCACAGGTACAGCAAACACTGTTCTAGAAACATACGCTTTTGCTTCTAAAGCTTTTGATTCCATAGATTCTTCTGGTAATTCAAATTACTACAAGAACAAGATTTTCAATAACTCAGGTTATGTCTTCGCTATGGACCCACCAGAATATGCAACAACTTCTGCTACATGGGGTCTATTCACTGCAAACACAACATTTGCAAACACATTAGCTAACGACAACTACAACCTAACTGGTGGCACATATGTTGTACCAACCGATGCAGATGTAACAAATGCTTATAGTTTGTTCACCAACAAACAAGCAGCACAAATCTCATTGGTAATGGCCGGATCTGCTAGTACTACCGTTCAACAGTATATTATCGATAACATTTCTACAGCTCGTACTGATTGTGTGGCGTTCATTTCTCCACCACAAACTGCTGTTGTCAATCAACCAGGATCAGAATCTACTAACATCCAAACATGGTTAAGTGCATTATCACGTAGCAACTCTTACACATTTGCCGACTCTGGTTGGAAATATATGTTTGACCGTTACAACAACACATATCGTTGGGTTCCATTGAACGGTGACATGGCTGGTCTATGTGTTTATACAGACGGTGTACGTGATCCATGGTGGTCTCCTGCTGGTTTCAATCGTGGCAACTTGAAGAACGTTGTTAAGTTGGCATGGAATCCATCACAAACTTACAGAGACCAATTGTATCCACTAGGTGTTAACCCAGTTGTTTCATTCCCTGGTCAAGGTACAGTATTGTTTGGTGACAAGACATTGCAATCTAAACCATCAGCATTCGACAGAATTAACGTTCGTAGATTGTTCATTGTTTTGGAACAAACAATTTCTAAAGCTGCACAATATTCATTGTTTGAATTTAACGATGCATTCACACAAGCACAATTTGTTTCACTTGTGACACCTTTCCTACGTCAAGTACAGGGTCGTCGTGGTATTTCAGACTTTGCTGTTGTTTGTGATTCTACAAATAACACACCTGCTGTTGTTGATGCAAATCAATTCGTTGGATCCATCTTTATTAAACCAGCACGTTCAATTAACTTTATTCAGTTAAACTTTGTTGCAGTTGGAACTGGCGTAGCGTTCTCAACAGTTACAAATGCCGTTTAATATATAAAAGAAATTAGGAGAAAACAATGGCTTTTAATCTATCAGAATTCGTAGGCAACTTAGCAGGGGACGGTGCCCGTCCCAATCTGTTCTCGGTTAGCCTAGTTTTTCCAACATTTGTATCTCTTGGCAGTGAAGCTAGCCAAAAGGTTACATTTATGGCAAAAGCAACACAACTACCAGGTGCAACAATTGGTACTGTTACTACAAGTTACTTTGGTCGTGAACTAAAGTTTGCTGGTAACAGAACATTTGCTGACTGGTCGTTAACCGTTATTAACGATGAAGACTTTTTGGTACGTAATGCACTAGAACAGTGGATGAACGCATTGAACAGTCACGTTGGTAATGCAAGAGACCCAAATGCTATTTCTGCATTTAATTATCAAGTTGACGCATCAGTTAACCAATATAGTAAAGATGGTCAATCCATTATCAAACAGTACCAAGTTGTTGGTTTGTATCCAACTGATTTGGCACCAATTGATTTGGATTGGGGCACAAACGATTCTATTGAAGAATTCCAAGCCACATTTGCTTATCAATATTGGACTTCTAATACAACAGACCAAGATAACGCAACAATCGTAATCTAATTTTTGTTACATACATAAGAGAGGGCATAAGTCCTCTCTTTTATGATTTATTTGAAACGGAACAAAAGAATATATGGCACAAAAGTTTAGTCTTTTTGGCTTTACTATTTCTCGCAAAGAGGAAGAAGAAAACCAATCCAACCAACAGTCGTTCAGTCCACCACCGAGCGATGATGGTGCATTAACGATTACTTCTGCTGCCTATTATGGCACATATGTTGACCTAGACGGTACTGCAAAAAATGAGGTAGAACTTATATCTCGTTACCGTGAAATGGCAATGCAGCCAGAAATTGAATCGGCCATTGACGATATTGTCAACGAAGCCATTTGCCAAGACGATGATGGCAAGAACATTCAAATTATTCTTGATGATTTAAATGTATCAGACAAGATTAAAAAAGCAATCAAAACGGAATTTCACCAAATCTTGCGTATGTTGAACTATACCAACATGGCACAAGATATCTTCCGTAGATATTATATTGATGGTAAATTGTATTACCACATTATTGTAGATAAAGAAAACCCAACAATGGGTATCAAAGAACTACGTTACGTTGACCCACGCAAAATGCGTAAGATTCGTGAAATCAAAAAACAAAAAGATGAACGAACCGGCGTAGAGGTAATGAATGTTGTTAATGAATATTACATCTACAATGATAAAGTCACAACAGGTTCTTCAACTAATTATGGACCAGTTGGTACCAGAATTACCACCGACTCTGTTATTTCTGTGGTGTCTGGACTTATGGACAGTCGCCGTGCGGTTGTTCTATCTTACCTACACAAAGCAATCAAGCCACTAAACCAGTTGCGTATGATTGAAGATGCGACAGTTATCTATCGTATCTCACGTGCACCAGAACGTAGAATTTTCTATATTGACGTTGGTAACTTACCTAAACTAAAAGCAGAACAATACCTACGTGACATTATGGTCAAGTACAAAAACAAACTTGTCTATGATGCGAACACTGGTGAAGTCCGTGATGACCGTAAGTTCTTGTCTATGATGGAAGACTTCTGGTTACCACGTAGAGAAGGTGGCAAAGGTACAGAGATTACTACACTACCAGGTGGACAGAACCTAGGCGAGTTGGAAGACGTTAAATACTTTGAGAAGAAACTGTATAAATCATTGAACGTTCCAGTCTCCAGACTTGATCCTAACCAATCCGGGTTCTCTTTAGGTCGTGTTGGTGAAATCACACGTGATGAATTGAAGTTTGCCAAGTTCGTGGCACGTATGCGTAACAAGTTCTCCGATTTGTTCCATCAAGCATTAAGAATTCAATTGGTGCTCAAAGGTATTTGTACCGCTGAAGAATGGGAACAATTCAAAGAACATGTTCACTATAACTTCATTAAAGATAATAACTTTACTGAGCTTAAAGAAGCAGAACTGATGACACAAAGACTTCAGTTACTAAGTTCGGTTGATCCTTATACTGGTCGATATTTCTCACAAGCATGGATTCAACGTAATGTGTTGAGATTGAATGATGATGAAATCAAGATTATGCAAGGCGAAATTGAAGAAGAAAAAGAAGCAGGTATTGGTTTGCCAGTTCAAGTCACAAATGATGTTGCACAACAACAAATGTTGTCACAGATTCAAATGGATGATGCAGAACACCAAAATAGTTTAGATAAAGATATGGCAAAACATCAAAGCAAACTGGACCAAAGTAAAGAGAAAAATCCATCTAAAGTGGATCAATAAATAAACACCATAACGGAGGAACTATGTCATCAAGAGACCTAATCGATTACGCAACACAAGATGATGCTGTTAATTTCAGAGCAGAATTGTATGCAGCCATTCATGACCGTGTTACAGCACACATTGAAGCCAAGAAACAAGAAATTGCTCAAGGATTGTTGAATACAGAAGAAATGATGCCAATGAAGAAAATGAAAAAAGAAGATGAAGCGCATCACATGAAAAAAGAAGAAGAAAAACCAAAACATGGTATGCATGAAGAAGAAGATGAAGAAGAAAAGATGAAGACAAAAATGAAGAAAATGAAAAAAGAAGGTTATTAATGCGCCAATTCAAAGACTTTCTAGTAGAAGATACCATTGTTGAAGAAGACGATGGTATTTTGCTGCCTGAAGGATTTGTTTATGATGAAGAACCTTTATTGGAAGCCGTTGCAGTCAAACATCATCATGATATGCCAGCGGTTTTGGTGTTGAGAAGAACTTCTTTCCGTAAGTTTCCAAATGGTCAAACCATTGCTTTATACCACGCAGATAAGATTAATAAATATATCACAATACCGTATGATGATGAAACGGTGTCAGTGACATCAATGGTACATAATAAGTAAGGCAAACGAATGACTACACCCAAATTTACATATCAAGTATTAAGAGATACACAAACAGACTCAGTTATTAAATTAACTGGAACTTTTTTTGACGGAACAGCAGAAGCCAATGGTTCACGTGTTCAAGCAAATAGTTTGTCTTTTGCACTAGATGCAAATGGTGCACAACTACATTCGGCACAAAGCGTAAGTAATACAGCATTATCATATTATGATTTACAACTTACTGGCGTTAAATACTTTGTTAACTTTCCTACAAACACAATTGGTGGTGTAGAATTATATTGGAATGGTGCCGGATCAAATACACAACTGCAATATGCAAATTCTTCAACGATTCTACACTTAAACGGACAAGGTGAGTTTGGTTTGGGTGAACAATTACCTTCTATTTTAAATAACTCAGGCATTTCCGGAGTTGCAAACTCAGCAGGTAACGGAGACTTAGGTGTAATGACTTCAGGTGGGGTCGCAAATGCCGCATACACTTTGATTATTACTTTGCGTAAAAACAACCAAATGTATGCTCGTGGTCAATTCCAAGATCCAGCAGCATTCAACTACAGACCTTACAACATTACACCGTAAGACTAGGACTAAACATGGCAAATATTTACACATATCAGGTCTTGAGAGACACCACAGAAAAGGCAGTTATCAAACTTACTGCCAATTTTGATGGTTCTGGCCAAGAAGCAAACAGTTATCGTATCACAGCAAACAGTCTTTATGGTGCACTAGATGCCAACGGTGCTGTATTGGGTACCGCACAAAGTGTAAGTAACACACCTTTGTCATTCTATAACTTATCAATTTCCAGAATTGGTTACAATATTGCGTCACAACAAAAAGGTTATCTTGAGTTGTCATGGACTTCAGCAAATACTGCACAAAGTGTTCCAATCATCAATATGGACTTGTGTGGCGAATACGGTGAAGACCAAGGTGTTGTATCTGTTAAGAACAATGCGCCAAATCCAACAGGAGATATTGGTGTTTTCACATATGGTTTGGTTGCAAATTGTGCATATACATTGATTATTGAATTGCGTAAAGACAATGCAATGTATCAACGTGGTCAATTCAATGATCCATCAGCCTTCAACTACAGACCATACGGAGTAACTCCATGAAATTAATCAAAGAAATTAATGAAACAGTCAACTATCTGACAGAAGGTGCAGATGGTAAAAAAGAACTGTACATAGAGGGTCCATTTCTTGTTGCTGAAAAGAAAAACAAGAACGGTCGTCTATACGAATACAATACGATGAAAAAAGAAGTTCATCGTTATACAGAAGAATACATCAACAAGCATCGTGCTTTTGGTGAACTAGGTCATCCAGATTCTCCTACTATCAATCTTGACCGTGTATCACACATGATTGTTGGTCTACGTGAAGATGGTACACAATGGATTGGCAAAGCAAAAATTCTAGAAACACCAATGGGACAAATCGCACGTCAATTGATTGAAGGCGGCGCTCAATTGGGTGTTTCTTCAAGAGGTATGGGATCATTGAAAAATGTTAACGGCGTTAATGTTGTTCAACCCGACTTTTATCTAGCCACAGCGGCGGATATTGTAGCAGACCCTTCTGCGCCTGGAGCATTTGTTCAAGGCATTATGGAAGGAAAAGAATGGATGTTGGTAAATGGTGTTTGGACTGAAGTAGAACACGCACAAGCAATCAGAGAAATCAAATCTGCTTCTAGTGCGGACATTGAAGCAGTAAGTCTTCGCATATTTGAAAACTTCATGAAAAAACTATAACCTATAAATATTCAATACAAAATCAAGGAGATTTTAAATGTCAAAAAGATTCAATCTGTCAGAAGCCGCTAAAGCAATTTTGGGTGAAGGTTCTAAAGAAACCTTTGACGCTAACATTGCTGCAAAGCGTGGTCAACGTGGTCAAGATGCCCACAAAAAAGGTGAAGTCGGTGACGATAGACTTCCAGCTGCAACTGCATATGGTCAACATGATGCTGGTGTTGTAGGTCATTCACCAGAAGTTAACGATGAAGAATTGCCTGATTACCTAAAAGGTACTCCAAGTG